CGACCGGGTGGAGGCCGTGCTCACGGCCCTGTCCCTGTAGCCGTGGCCCGACAGCCCGCGCCCCCTTGCGAAAAACACTTGTCGTCCGCAACAAAAAGGGCTATTTACCCCAAACCCTCGGGGACGTAGCTCAGTTGGGAGAGCGCTGCCTTCGCAAGGCAGAAGTCGTGAGTTCAAGTCTCATCGTCTCCACCAATAAAAACAGTGGCTTGCAGAATAATCTGCAAGCCACTTTCGTCTACGGGGTACAGACGCGGGGTACAAATTGATTTTTACTCAGGCACCTCCGGCCACGTCACCGCCCCCGGGAACCCGACCTGTTGCGGCACGTCCCGGAGCGCCTGGACATAGGCGTCCAGAGCAACGATGTCGTCGGTGGGCGTAAGGGCCTGCCGGACCTCGGACTCATACCGTTGGACTCTCCACATGATGGCGGCGATCCGTTGGTCACGCTCGGCCCTTGCAGTTGTGGCAAGTTGACCCATGGTCGGTGCGCGCGAGGCTTCCAGCGCCGCAACTTCGGCAGCAGAGATTTCAATCCGTTCGCCATTCATTATTTTGGTAGTCATTAGTTTAACGCCCTCCTAAACATTTCGATTTTCCCACCAGCGAGATCACCAGACGATGCGTGGAACCGAACCGCTGTAATTGTTTGCACTGTATCGTTGTATCCTGTATGCCCCACAAAACTCACATTTCCCGCCATTGTGCTTATTGAAAAGGCTGGCCGTGTCCCTTGGACAAGATAACCAACAACTGACCCGTGTACTCCAGTCCCAGAGTCATAAAGCACATCAGTTAGTTTGGCGGTTGCAGCCAACGTTCCGGCCCCGGTGTGCACTCCATTAGAATCTACTCTCGATATCGAAGTTGACAAAGACAAGCCCCAAGTCGGGGTTGCCCCATACCCAATCGCCATCTGTAAATCTAGCGGGCCGGGAGATGCTGATCGTATATTCGTCAATTCCCATCTGTAGGCATACCCGGCAGCAAGGTCCGTAAACTCAACGGTGGCATCGCTGGAGATGTCTGCCTTTGAGGCAAACTCCCACATGCCACCGCTGCCGCCAAGCGCGGCGATTGCCTGGGCGGTACGCAGCGGATTCATGACAACCCCTTCCGCCGTTCCTGCCTCCGCTTGGGCCTGGCTGGCATAGTCGAAACTAGCCCCGACCTCTACCCATGTCGGCGTTGAAGAGTCGGTCAGCATCCAGATCGAATCATCGTCTTGCTGCCATGCGAACTTGCCTTCGTCCGAACTCGTGACGGACAGGGCAAGGCGGGCCGTTTCGTCGGCAGGTTCCCACCGGCAGGGAACGTGAATCATGTCTCCTGAAAGTGTCGAATGTTGCATTAGCTTACTCCTGTCACTACGGTTTCCGCGCCACTGACCGTCACGGTCACCGGAACCAAATTATCATTTTCGTCATAAACGGTTATTGTTTCGATAACCCCGGTAATCCCCTCGGAGAAATCAACCTGGACCGTCTCGGCATCGTTGAGCGCCGGGGTAGCCGACACGGCCAGGTCATAAACCGCACCCGTGGTCAGGTTGCGGCAATCGAACTGCGGCACCGACGTATCGCCGAGAACGGTCCACACGCCACCACCAAGCCGCCGAGCCCATACCCGCCACCAAATGGACGAACCGCGCCAGGACAACGCAATCACGCGCTTGGCAACGCCGTCCTCGGTCCGGTCGAAGATGCCAGCCGTCAGCCCGGTAATCTTCGCCATGGACGACGGCAGATTGATCTCGGGCACTTCGCCTTCATCGGCGTAAATGTCTTCCTGGTACTCCAGGGCTTCGAGCGTATAACGGCCCTTGGAGGTCCTGCGGATTGATTTGATCCGGTAATATTGCGTCGTGACGGTCGTGTCGTCGATGGAGCAATCGCAATCCGCCGCCGGGGCGTAATCCAGGGCCAGGGCCATGGTGATGGTGTCCGTGGTCGTGTCCACGCCTACAGCCTGGATATTGCGCTTTTCGACCAACTCCTCGCCGGTCGTGGCGTGCTGCCTGTCGGAATGGTTGACGCGAAAAGAGTACGTCTCTCCGGTCAAGAGCGTGACTTCACGGTCCAGGGTGATGGTCGTGGTTGTGGCCGAGACGACGCGGGCAGGCTGGCTGCCGGTAACCAAAGAGTGCGCGAGTTGCACGACGTGGCCGGGGAGCAACCCCATTGCCTTCTCGCGCATCTTGATCTCGGCCTTTTCCGCAAGGTAGCGATTGCACCTGAGCATATAGCGCCCGGCCTTGATGGCGAGGGTACGGTCCTGACAGAAATACAGAGTCAACTTGGCATGCTTCGGCTGCCGGTCGGTAATGGACAGGTAGTGGTCGCCCAGGACAAGCACGGTATCCCGCCCCTTGTCCGGGTCGAAGTACGTCACCTCCGCTGCGTCAGCGCGGTCGTCGTCCTCCCAGGAGAGGGAAAAGTCGATCATGTTCATGTCGCCGACAACAAGGCCCTGATCCGGGAGATCAACCGGCTTGTCTGACACAACGCCGACTGATGTCCCACGCGGGACAACAGAGAATCGCCCAAACAGGCCGAGTGTGTCGCATGCCGTTTTGAGGTCCTGGGATGCGTCGAAGATCATGCCGCCGGTTATGCCCTTGGTGTCGCACCAATCCGCAGCCGTCTCGAATTCATCGTAAAGGATATCCGCCACGGGCACCCCTGCGCCATAGCGAGGGTGACGGCACAGGTCATAGGCGGCCCACGCCGGGTTTCCTGCGTCCTCAGTGGTCCACGCCTCGGCGTCCGGGTCCCACACGTCTACGGTCGGGCGTGAGAGCGTGCAGGTCACACGCGGAGTCCCGCCGGAAAGTTGGTCCGTTGCCAGGGCACGGACGGCGAGCAGGGCCGTATACGGCAACCGGAAGTCGTCAAGATTGATCTCATGCAGATATTCGAAATAGCAATCCGTGGAATAGCGGCTGCCTGTCTCGGGCTCATCGGAGAATCGCAAACGAATCTCATATTGATCGGCATCCAGGCTGTCCAGACGGTTATAACGGCGCACGGCAGACCGTTGCGCCTCGGATATGGTCCAGGAGGTCCAGGAGGTCCAGGAGGCAGCACCAACGGCGCGATACTCGGCCTCAACGGTGATAGACACCGCATCAAGGCCGCCTTGATCGTTGGCATACCAAAGGCCCGACGGACAGGACAGTCCAACGCCCATTGCCTCGACCGCTGTCCCGTCGCACTGGACCGTAGTCCAGTCCGTTGACAGCTTGGTGCCTATGGCCCGCTCGTAAACCGTGTCATTGAAGTATTCGATGACTGATTGATCTGCGGTTCCAGGGCGAAACTCTGTGGTCACATTCTCGTAGTTTTCTATGGGGTTGCCGTTGATCTCGATATCGGTCACGCCCGATTCATCAAGCGGCCCCTCGCCGAGGGCGAACAACATGTTGAGATATTGCGAATCCCCGTCTGTGTCGATGTACTGGCAGAGTTTGAAAGGCACGGAGTTGGCGACCGTACCGTAAACGATGGGCGCCGGGCTTCCGTTTCGCGTCGGGTTTTCCTGGGGGGTCCAGGCATAGGTTGCCGAGTAATCGTAGGTGTTCGATCCAAGCCCAGCGGTATTTGCCTGTGGTTGGGCACTCGGCAGGACGGCATTGACCAGCATGGACCCGCCGAGAGCAACGGCCCCGGTCACGGCTTTCAGGGCCATGGTCGCAAAATTAAACCCAAAAGAATTTGAGACGCTGGCAAACGGGAACATGGCACCGGCAATGCCCGGCGCAGCCACCATCATGGCAATGGACGCGATTGACCCGATGACGTTTTTTCCGCCGCCCCCGCCACCACCACGCGGGACAACCTTGAAAAGCAGCGAGTCGCCAGGCTGGACGGTGTAGCACGCCTGTTCAAAGTCGGTCAGGGGTCGCCCATTGACGGACACTGCCAGGTCAAGCCCTTCGACCAAGGGGGCATGTTCCGGCATGCAATCCTCGATGCGCATGCCCGGCGTCCAGGGCACCATCTCGACCGTGCGTTCAAACGGCTCCAAAAAGTTGAGCATGGAAACGACATGCACGTCCTGGCCGATCATCCGCGCCACCTCCAAAAGCCAGCCAACTGCCGGGCCGGGAGATTCTTCAAGGGGTCGAGATGCACGCCCCGGTCCTTGAGGATATGCAGGAACTTCCCGCCGCCGACATAGACGCCGAAATGGCTGACGCACTGCACGGCACGGGGGTGGCGCTTGATAGCGATAACGCACGGTGCTTCGGGCACGTCCATTCGCTCCCATTTGCCGCTCGCCTCTTCGCCGTCGAACCGCTCGCCGATGGCTTCCGCGTCGTCGTGCTCCTCGTAGAAGTCGGGCACCGTGACACCCAGGCGCTCCATGACCGCCATGACCAGCCCCCAACAGTCGAACACGGGACGCCCGGTTCCAGGGTTGATCTCGCCACGTCCGCCGTCTCCGAATTCGGCGCGGTACAGGTCGGCCATGTTAAGCACTGTAGAGCGCCCCCTTTTCGCACATGGGGAAGCCGCCGAAGTTGATAGCGTTGTCGTAGGTCGCCCGGCACGTTGCAAGGGTGCGGTCGCAGATGCCGACGTGTGGGCATTGATCGGTTGAAATCCACATACAGAAATCGCGCAGAATTGTGCGCCGGGGAATCTGCCGGGAAAAGACGTTCGCCACGGCCAAACGGATGGACGCCTGTTTCATGTCGTGTGACATGCCGCGATCCTCGAACTCCCATTCCTTTTCGGGGTCGGCCTGGGAAAGCAAATTCGAGTTGACCACGATAATACGGATCTGGCACCGCTCGCGCCCGTTGGCCTTGCGCCACACCTCAAGCTCTTTGAAATAGGTAAGCAATGCCGCCGAAGGGTCAGACACCTTGATGCCCGTCTCGCGCAGTTCGCCCGAGTCGGTGTCCTCCACGTCGTCCAAGCCGAAGCCGACATGCTGCCACGCCGTGCCGGATCCGGTCGGCCATTCAATGTCCTCGGTGTTGTTAGCGATACGGAAGACGGTGCCGCTCGGGAGCATGCATTCGAGCAGAATGATATACGCCCCGCCGCCGTGCCTCTTGTGGCGCTCCTGTTGGCTGGCAATGGTGGTCATGCAAGCCCCTTTTCCATCTTCTCGATCTGTTGGCGCAGGAGGATGTAGGCGTCGTGTTCGCTGATTCCCAGGCCGTAGCGCGTTGAGATGAACTCGGCGGCCTTGTAGACGCTGATCGGCTTGTTCTCGTTGAGGCACTGGACGGCGTAGGCGCAGACCTCGCTTTTCAGCCGCCATGCCCGGTCCTTGGTCAGCCAGCCCTTGAAGGCCCGCCAGGGATGAATCCAAAAATCGTCGATATGCCGCTGCTCATGGGCGCGGAGGCCGGTGTCGTCCCGATGGCTTTCCAGGATGAACGCGACCGGGCCGTAGCAGTAACCGGCATGGGGAGCGGGAACCAAGCGGCGGGAGTTGGCGTAGAGGATCATGTTACGCCTCCAGCCCCAGCGGCGACGTGACTCCGGTGTTGACCTTCCCGGTGATGCGCATAACCACATTGCCATTATCATCCGTGGTCGTGGTGGCATAATCGCCGATGTTGATTTCCCCGTCATCGCCCCAATCGGTATCGTAGACCAACTCTTCAGCCCACAATATGAGGTCCCAAGTGCTGCCGTTATCGGCGAGATCGGCAATTAATTTCACGCCATTCTTGCCGGTTGAGGAAAGAGACACAGGATCGTGCTTGGGGAGTGAGTTTGACCACGATTGCAGTTTGCCCGTCGATGGAGCCAGGACGCCAAGGTCTGTCAGCGGGAGTTCCTGATATACCGGGTCGCCAGTTCCCACCGGGACATTCCCCGTCAGCTCACAGACGAGATCAGCCCCAAAACTTGAGGAATTGCAATTGGCAGCGACGATTGAATGTCGCAGGCCAACAACTCCAGTTGGATTCGCACAGAACCGCACCCGGCGGGCAGCGTGGGTGTAGACAACTTTGACGGCGCTGGTAGTGCCGGGCGACGAAGAAAGGTCAACTTCGTTATTCGTCGCATCAAGGCTCGCACCGGTATCCTCAATCCATGCGGACCCGCTCCAAGTGTATGCCGCCGTCAGGGATAAGGCTTTGCGAGATGCCTTGAAAGATGCTGTTGCACCGTCGCATTGTTGTGGAGTCCATGTCGGTCCGTCCCAATATCCAGCGTTGATTACGCCGGATATCTCAGCCCCCATCTCGTAAATGAATAATTCCGAAATGCTAAAAGACTCGCCTACGCCGCACTGCAAGCCTACCCAGCAGATGTCCGCCACAGCAGAGGCAGGCGCCAGGTGGTAGTACGTTCCGGGTGTAGTGATATCAATAAACGAATCCGGCTCTGTTGTGTTGTTCTTTCCAAGGTTGATAGTTCCGACTACCGAATCCACGACGCATTTAATGAGGTACTGCTTTTGCGAGTCCAAATTAGTCTTGTTGATT